CTTGGAATAACCTTGCCGGCTCCTCTTCCGTTCGTGAGAACCGATAAGAAGGGAATACCAAAGGTTATCAAGCCTTTAGTACCTCTTCTGACCGGATCCCCGGATGATAAGAGGATAGGGCTTACGATAAGTAGATTCTATGAATCTATTTACGTAAAACCCGCACCAAATTTGGATGCTATTACAGCACCCAACACGGAAGACCAGCTGTCCAACATTGCAAATGAAATCGAAGATTTCAAAAGCTTTGTTGAACAGAAGATCACCGTGATCGCACGGAATCCCGGTACACCAAACAAGTTCAAAGTAATTAACCGTCTTGTGTCAGGTCCAAATGGACCTGCCATGTTGACAGCTCATTATGATGCTCTTGCCTTAGCGAAGACAGATCTTGCACAAAGGTTGAACTCTCTTACAAAGATATTCCCACAATGGGGATTCTTTGAGGAGTGGTTCAACAAGCAAGCTGCTTTTGCTAAGTTGCATATGACTGATAGTCAGTTCCAAAAGCTTCGAAGTGGAAAACTTAGTTTTCTACCAGAGGCTGGAGGAAAGACTAGAGTCATAGCAATTGGTGACTATTGGACACAGATGGCTCTACGGCCTGCTCATGATATTATTATGAGAGTCCTTAGAGGTATGGAAACAGATGGAACCTGAGACCAGGCAAAACAAACCGATAGGCTTGTTAAGCTGAGTCAAGGGAAACAAACGTTCTCATACGACTTGTCATCAGCTACTGACCGGTTCCCTATAGATTTACAGCTTATTGTTGTAAATGCTATATTTGGAGACCGATATGGTAACTGATGGAAAGACATCTTAACCAATAGATCATTTCATACACCTAACGGAGACGTTAGGTGAAGTGTAGGACAGCCACTAGGAATGTATTCCTCGTGAGCTATCTTTTCACTTACACATCATCTTCTAATAGAATGAATAGCTCACGGATTTGGACATAAGTCCTTCCGTGAATATTCTGTTCTAGGAGACGATGTTGTGATATGAAATGAGGAGGTGGCCTTGAGATATAAAGACTATATGTCCAATATTGGTGTTTCCATCAATATGGATAAGTCTATTATATCGCAGAAGGGGTTCTCACAAATAGAATTTGCTAAAAGGCAATTCCTAGATTGTGAGGAAATATCTGGTATCAAGTACACAGCCCTGGATAGTGCCAGTAAGAGTATTAAGTTACTCCCTGACCTATTTAGGTTGATGAACTTGAGAGGATATTCACCATCCCCGGACCAATTCGTCCCTGCGCGTCATCTTAGTGATAAAGCTAAAATGTACGCTACTGTCATGCTTAATGAAGCAGGTTTCGCAGTGCGCCCTTTCGGGGTAACACTGTCTGAATCCTTCTTAACTGATTTGAGACGTAATGTCTTCAAATTAAGGTTAAGTTCATTAGCAGAGCAGCGGGACAGAATCTTTGAATACCTTAGTGGGAATAAACCCGTTAAGGAATTCTTTGATTCTGCGGCGATCTGCATTGATCAAAGGCAGATCGATCCAGATGGGGGGCAGTTTAGTGAAACTAACCTGCACCCTATCGTCTGGGAATTGAACCA